AAAAAAATTATCACACAGATCGGTATGGTATGCCTATGGTGGAGCTACCACCGCAACAACCACAACAAACACAGTTTGAAAAAATGATGGGCTATGGTGCAGGTCAGGGTTCTAATCCTTACGGAGCAAGACGAGTACCCTATACAAAAGCAGATGGTTCTACTGTAAACATTCTTGAGGACTATATGGGCAGAGCAATGGAAAGTACAGAGGGATTAACTCGTTCTACTCCATATCAAGCAGGTCCAGTTACAGGCGGTGATGTAACTACAGGTGGGGGTGAAACAACGCCTGTACAACCTATATTAGCACCTACGCAAAAAATAGACACAGTTGGTGGTGGTATGTCAAAAGCGGATGAACAAAGAGACCTAGACCGTGCCTCTCTAGCAGTTAAGTCAACAGCAAAAATAAAGAATCTTATGGATAGTGATCCAGACTATACAGGTTTAACAAAAGAACAAGCAGAACAAAAATATTATGACCCTGCCACTAGTTTTAAAAGACTTAAACAAGACCTAAAGAAATTTGGAAGCGATTTTGGGAACGATTTTGGGAACAAATTTGGTCAGGGGCTTAATAAAAACCCAATAGTTAAAAGCATAAATGAAAGTTTAGAAAACTTAGCAGGTTCTTTAGGATTTGATGTTGATTATGACGGTAACGTATTTGGATCAAGTACACCTCCTCCGCAAAAGAAAAGTAATAACGGTGCGAAAAAGAAAAGTAATAACAGTGGTGGTGATACTAAAGCAGATGAACAAAAAAATAAAGATAGCAGGACCGACGATACTAAAAAAGATGTAAAAAAAGCAATGTCAGAAACAACAAGCAAACGAAAAACAAATAAAGAATCCGTAGAAAAGTATGGCGCAATGAATCGTGGCGGTCTGATGAAGAAAAATTACCCATAACACAGCACCCAATTGGCAAACCAACTCCCCACACTAGGTGGACTACAGTTGCCCCACAGAGGAGAAAACTAAATGAATGAACAAGTAGAAGAAGTAAAAGACGTAGTAAAAAAAATAGACGTACCAAAAAAAACTTTTATAACTAAAAAAACTATGAATGAAGAAAAAATAGAACAAGGGGAAAAAGAACTTGAAAAACTCGTTGCTGAAAATAAAGGAGAGTCTATTGAACCTCTTGAAGAAACTGAGTCTGAAGTTACGGGTGAAGAAAAAACTTTTAAGAAACGCTATGGTGACTTGCGTAGACACATGCAAGAAAAAGATAAAGATGTTCAAACTCAAATTAACGAACTTAAAAGACAACTTCTTGAAACTACTCAAAAAGAAATTAAACTTCCTAAGTCGGAAGAAGACATAGAAGCATGGGCTAGTCAATACCCTGATGTAGCTGCCATAGTTGAAACTATCGCTATGAAAAAAGCTAAAGAGCAGTCGATTGCACTAGAAGAACGGATGAAATCGTTAGACGAGATGCAATCAAATGTCACACGTGAAAAAGCAGAGAACGCTTTACTACAGTATCATCCTGATTTTAACGATATAAAAGACACAGATACTTTTCACGAATGGGCTGACACACAACCTAAGTGGGTGCAGGACGCTCTATACGAAAATGAACATGATGCTCGTTCTGCTGCTAGGGCAATAGACCTTTATAAAGTTGATATGGGTATATCAAATAAAAATAAAATAAACAACGATTCTGCAGCTAAATCTGTAAATACCAAAGGTGCTAGAAACACACCACAATCAGATGAAAGCAAATCGTTTTTAACAGAATCACAAGTAAACAAAATGACCGCACAACAATACGAAAAAAATGCTGACTCTATTATGGAAGCAATACGCAGTGGAAAGTTTATTTATGATATATCGGGGTCAGCACGATGAGTATGTCAACATTCATACCGCAGGGTGATGCAGAGTTTTTATCTCCCTTTGGTCCTTGCATGGGTTACATGCGTATGGGTGAAGATTTTGCTAATGAACTTAATGAAACTATGAGTAAGACATTAAAGGATTTTTCTGGTTCATTAGTAGGTAAAGTCAATTCCGAACTTGAATTTAGCAAAGAAATAATAGATAAATGTTTAAATAAATTTAGTGCCTTTGTACTGAAGTATCACGAAATGTTTGAGTTAAAGTCTTCCTTCAATCAAAAAACACTAGATAACACAACACATGATTATGGTTTGCAAATTGTTTCGGGTTGGTTTGTAAGACAGTTTGAAAACGAATACAACCCATTGCACATACACACGGGAGCAAAACTTTCTTGTGTAGGGTATTTGCAACTACCAGACGGAATAGAAGAAGAGTGGGAAAACGAGAAGAAAAAACATATGATTTCAAATGGTCATATTCAATTTGCTAGTGGTACTCACTCTGGCTATAACCTTACAACATTTTTAGTGAGACCAAAGGTAGGAGATTTTTATTTGTTTCCTTCTGAACTATTTCACACGGTGTATCCATTTTATACAAAGGGAGAGAGACGTTCTTTTAGTATGAATATGAATTGCATTAAAATTAAAAAAAGTGTTGACAAATAAAGTATTATAGGTATAACTATATATATCTGTATGTGAGGTGTGACCCCAACTGGACAACTTACACTTTACAAATTCACAAACCTCAATGAGTTTAAGTACAACCTAATATCTTTTAGCCCATTTAATTTACGTAGGCATATGTATTTTAATTGCACCTTATGAGAATTAGCCACTAAAGTAAATTGTAGTTTGTATCTGTAAGAAGCTAAAAGGAGATTATACAATGGCTTTTTCAAGTGCTGCAGGATATGCAAATTTACCAAACGGTAATTTCAGTCCTATCATATACAGCAAACAGGTGCAACTTGCATTCCGCAAATCATCTATTATTTCTGCTGTAACTAACGGTGACTATTTTGGAGAAATTGCTCAAATGGGCGATTCTGTAAAAATAATCAAAGAACCCGAAATCACAGTTAAGGCGTACACAAGAGGAACTACTATTACCCCTCAAGACCTTGATGATGAAGAGTTCTCTTTAACCATTGATAAGGCTAACTATTTTGCCTTTAAGGTGGACGATATCGAAGAAGCTCACTCACATGTAAACTTTCAAAGTCTTGCAAGTGATCGTGCAGCTTATCGTTTATCGGATCAGTTTGACCAAGATGTATTAGGTTACATATGTGGTTATAAACAGGCTGCTATACACGGTACACCAAACACAGTTAACGCAACTGTAAATGGTTCTGTAGCAGTATCAACTGCTGCAACTAACGAACTATTAGCAAGTATGCAGGTAGACGCTGCTGACTTCAATGGCGGTACTGCAGGAAATTCTATTCCTGTTATTCCACGTGCAGGTGGTGATGGTCTAAATACTACAACAGCCAAAGCGTCGCCTATGAGTGTTATTGCTCGTATGTCACGTAAAATGGACCAACAGCATGTAGATACAAATGGTCGGTGGCTTATTATTGACCCTGTGTTTGCAGAACTACTGAAGGATGAGGATTCTCGACTTCTTAATGCTGACTTTGGAGGCTCTGGAATACAGAATGGATTAATTTTTAATAACATTCATGGTTTTAAAGTTTACATGTCAAACAACCTACCACAAGTAGGTAATGGTCCAACAGGAGCTACAGCCACAGGTTCAACACATTTTGGTGTTATCTGTTCTGGTCATGGTTCATCGGTTGCGACAGCAGACCAAATCAATAAAACAGAAACTTACAGAGACCCTGATTCGTTTGCTGATATTGTTAGAGGCATGCATCTATACGGTCGAAAAATATTACGTCCTGAGTCAATGACCAGAGCGTTATATGTTTCTGGCATATAAGGGGGGATTAAGTAATGGCTATAACAGGTGAACTCCAAGCAGCTAGGGGAATGAGTAGCAGAGGACGTATGCCTTATTACGTTCAAAATACTATTAACATGGCAACTGCTGCAGCAGAAAAAGGCACAGCCCTTGCAGCTAATGATATCTTTGAAGCAATTAGTATTCCTGCGAATACTCTTGTTCTTCAAGCAGGATATCAGGTAACTACCGTAATGGATGGTAGTGCTGCAGGATGTACTATGCATCTTGGTTTTAGTGACACGCACGGTGCTGTAGACACTTTTGTTACTGCGTTTGATATTGACGCAGCAGCAGCAGGTGACTATGCACTTCCAACAGACGATTCAAATATTCTTGTTGAAACAGCCGACACTCTTGATTTAGAGTTACAAGCTGCTACAACTGGACCTGTATCAGGTGTAATAAGAGTATTTGCAGTTTTGATGGATATTTCAGATACAGGCGACCAAGTACCGTCTGAAGCTGCACGTGACGCTTTAGCGTAACTTATTTAAGGGGGCAGGGAAACTTGCCCTCTTACTTACATATAAGGACACAAAATGTCTACAACATACCTAATATTAACAAATGATTTATTACGTAGAATAAATGAAGTAGAACTTACATCTGCTAATTTTTCTGCAGCAAAGAATGTACAGGCTATTGCTAAAGACGCTATAAATAATTCTATACGTGAAATACTTCAGGACGGTCATCAGTTTCCTTTTCTTAAAACAGCACAATCCCAAACCCTAACATCAGGTACAGGAAGGTATGATTTTCCAACTGATATGGCTAGTGTTGATTGGGATACATTTTACATAAGTCAATTAGCTAGTTCATTAAATACAGCAAAGTCTTTGCCTGTAGTTTCTTTTGAGGAGTACACTAAACAATATAGAGCACTTGACGATAGTTCAGGCACTGGGGGCTATAGTGCTCCTAGTTTAGTTTATCAAACAGCAGAAGAAAAGTTTGGTGTTACGCCAATACCCGATGCGTCCTACATAATTGATTATGTATACTATAAATTTCCAAATGATTTATCTTTGCAGTCAGATACAACTCTTATACCTGATAGATTTCGATACATAGTAGTAGACGGTGCTATGAGTTATATGATGCGTTTTAGATCAAACGAACAAAGCGCACAAATACATGATGCAAAATTTAGAAACGGAATAAAGGTTATGCGTAGATTATTATTAGATGATATTATTAATGTAAGGTCTACTGTTATTAGCAGGTCTAAATTTTCTTCAAACTTAGTGAGTTTAACAACCTAATGGCAGATACAGTATCCACGTTTAAAGCTATTTGTAAAGGCGGGCTAAATACAGGTAGTGACGTATTAACACTTGGTGAAAATTTTACAGGTGCTGCTATACAATTAGTTAATTACGAACCTAATTTAGAAGGTGGGTACAGAAAAATAAATGGTTTTAAACATAGCTATGGTACAATAGCGGGTAGCGGTTCTGTACTAGGTATAACGGTATCTAATGGAGTAAATCAAGGTGTACTAGGTTGTAGAACACCCTCATCAGGAAATAACTATTTACATCATTGGAATTACTACTACAGCTTTACGGTTAATTCAGATTCAAATTTAACAGTAGGGCAAATTTTAACAGAGCGTACAACTGCTGCTACAGCCTCAACAGCAACTGGCGTATCAGGAACATTAATATCTAAAGATTCAAATACTATAGTTGTTGACTTTGGAAAATTGCCCACTTCTGTATTTACAAATGGTAAACACATTTCGGATGACAGTTTTTCTACAAGTACAAATATAACATCTGTTCCTGCGGTTATAGGGTGGACAGCAATTGTTAGTAATGTAGTAGCAAACGACCCTGATGGTGTATGTGCAACACAAACAACTGGTGGTGCAGCTAACCTAAGTATCAATGGTGCATTACATGATTCTAACACAATTAACTTTACTACCTCTGCAGCACAACAACCTAGAAAGGTTACTATATTTTCTGCGGGGGGTGACGTATCGGGAATAAATTTTGTTATAACAGGTACTAATTATTTAGGTACAGCATTAGAAGAAACTTTAGTTGGACCTGCAGCAGATGCTACAGTAACAAGCGTAAATTATTTTAATACAATTTCACAAATAGCTTCAAGTGGTGCAGTTACAGGAAATATAACAGTAGGTTCAGGTGCAGGATTTTATAGAACATCCAACCCAACTATGACAGGCGTAGACAAAGTTAGATTTTCTGAATTTAATTTTAATAGTTCTCCTAAAATTGTTTTGACAGATGGCATAAATCAACCTGCTATATATGATGGAACACATTATAGACAGATACTTCATTCTGCTTGTCCGACCGATCCTAAATTTTCTGCTGTACATGCAAAAAGAATATGGTTAGCAGGTGATCCACAATTTGACGATATACTATATCATGGGGCTGCAGATGATGAACATAATTTTGACACAGGTGAAGGTGGAGGATTTCTAGCAATGGGATTTCCTATTGTGGCTATTAAACCCTTTCGTAATAGTCTTTATGTGTTTGGTATAAATAATATAAAAAGAATAGTAGGAAATAATGGAGATGAATGTACCGCAGAAAGTGTGACAACTAATTTAGGTTGTCTTGCTTCAGATAGCGTTGTTGAAATTGGGGGCGATTTAATATTTTTATCACCTGATGGCATTAGACCAATTTCAGGTACAAACAAAATTGGTGACGTTAATTTAGAAACCCTGTCTAAAAATATACAATCTACAATTAATGGAACACTAGCAAATGAAGTACTGACAACATTATCTGCAGTGGTAATAAAAAAGAAATCTCAATTTAGATATATGTTTTCTGCTAGTGGTTCTGAAGGTATAATAGGCGGATTAAGACAAGTTGGAGATGGCTATGGATTTGAATTTGGCACACTATCAGGTTTAGAATGTGTATGTGCAGCAAGTGGTTATTTAGGACAAGAAGAGATAGTAATACACGGAGATACGGCAGGTAAAGTTTATGCACAAGAGTCGGGTAATTCTTTTGACACAAGTACTATATTAAGCATATATAAGACACCTTTTGTGTATATGCAAGACCCTGAAGTACGTAAAAATTATTATAGTATATCTACTTATATGAAAGCTGAAGGAGTTATATCTCTTTCTCTTGGTGTAACATATGATTACGACGATACAGAAACAGCAAAACCTAGAGATTTATTTATACAAAATGATGAACCCGCATCTTTTTTTACTAGTGGTATAAATATAGCAACCTATGGGGCAGAAAATGACACGACGGGAGATATATATGATGGTAATCCGTCTCCTGTAGAAAGGTCTACTTTTACTGGGTCGGGTAAATCAATTTCATTTAGTTATGTTACTAATGATATAAATTCAAGTCACAGTATTCAAGGATACACAGTTACTTATGGTATAGGAGACGTAAGATAATGGCAGGTTATACTAGACAAAGTGAAACCGACATACAGGCAACTAGTGTTGTCAAGTCTAAATCATTCAATGACGAATTTGATGAAATTCTTGCAGCAATGCATGCTACAACAGGGCATAAACATGATGGTACTGCTGCAGAAGGTGGTCCTGTAACTACAATGCGAGATGCAGACGGTGACACTAAGATACAGGTTGAAGAGTCTGCTGATGAAGATAAAATTAGATTTGATGTAGGTGGTACAGAACAACTAATAATACAAACTAATGCAATTCTTCCTGTATCTACAGGTACAGGTACTGTAGACTTAGGTAGTGGTTCAGCTAAATTTAAAGATGCATATTTTTCAAATGATGTAGATGTAGGAAATGACTTAACTATTACTAATGACGTTCTTCTACAGAGTGATGCAGCAGCATTAAAGTTTGGTGCAAATGATGAAGTAACTTTAACTCACGTACATGATACTGGCTTACTATTAAATAGTACAATGGCATTACAGTTTAATGATGCTTCTCAGTTTATTAATGCTCCTAGTGCTACTGTATTAGATATTAATGCTACAGATGAAATAGAATTAAATGCTACACTAGTAGATGTAAACGCTAATTTAGATGTATCTGGTACAGGAACTATAGCAGGAAATACAACGGTAGGTGGTACTTTAGGTGTAACTGGAAATTCTACAGTAGGCGGTACGCTAGGTGTAACTGGCATAGCTACATTTACAGATGACATAATTATAGGTGATGGTAAGACTATAGGTTCAACATCTGATGTAGACGCAATGACTATAGCTTCCAATGGACAGATAACTCTAACTCAAACATTAATAGGTACAGCACTGACTTTATCAGGTGCTATAGATGTTTCAGGTACAACTAACCTAGACGTTGTGGACATTGACGGTGCAGTACAGGCAGACGCTACAGTTACCGTAGGTGTAAATGATACAGGCTATGATGTAAAGTTTTTTGGTGACACAGCATCTGCATTTATGCTCTGGGATGCTTCTGCAGATGATTTAATTTTGAGTGGTGATGCAGGACTTGTAATTCCAGATGGACAGTTTACACTAGGCTCAACAGCCGTTACAGCAGATGCAGGAGAAATAAATAGGCTTAATGGTATTACAGCAGTTGTAGGTGAGCTTAATGCCTTAGACCTTGGAGATACTGCAGTCGGTAATGCTATTGCTTCTAAAGCTGTAATTTTAGATGCTAATAAAGATTATACAGGAATACGAAATCTTACACTTGCAGGTAACTTAACTGTTAATGGTACTACTACTACAGTAAATAGTACAACTGTAACTCTTGATGACCCAGTTATTACATTAGGTGGAGATACTGCCCCAGATTCAGATGATAATAAAGATAGAGGAGTTGAGTTTAGATACCATGATGGTTCGGCAGCTAGAGTAGGATTTTTTGGTTGGGATGATTCAGCAACAGCATTTACGTTTTTAACTGTAGCTACAAATAGCTCAGAGGTATTTAGTGGAACAGCAGGTAATTTAGCAGGTATAGGAACAATAGGCTCTGGTGCTATTACCTCTACAGGTGCTATACAAGGAACTTCTTTTGTAGTTGCAGACGGTGGTAATATTGGCTCAGTAAGTGATACTGATGCGGTAACTATAGCTTCAGGTGGTGGAGTTACATTCTCTCAAGGAGTGACTTCTACTGCAGCTTCTAATACACTAGGAGCTACAGGATTTAATGATGCTAATATAACTGCTGTAGGTGATATTGCTTTAGACTCTATTAGTGCAGCAGGTACAGATATAGCTGTAGCCGTATCTGACGGTTCTGCAACTGCTCTTACAATTAAACAAGGTTCAAATGCTTACCTTATAATAGATACAGCAGATAGTAGTGAGTCAGTCTCTATAGGAACAGGTGTCAGTGGAACGGCTGTATCAATAGGACATTCAGTGTCTACAGTTACAGTAAATGATAATTTAACAGTTACTGACACAGCTACTTTTGGAAGCCTGAGTGATGGTTCAGTTACGATAGCTAATTTTGTTAATGAAGCTGCAGGTATAAATTCTAATGATAATGATACAACAATACCTACATCAGCAGCAGTTAAAGATTTAGTATCTTCATCAGCTAATGTCACAGGTCTTAGTGCTTCAGGAGCACAGATAAACACAGTAGCACATCCTACAACAATAGCTTCTGCACTTGACACAGGTACAGCTATAGCTCATAATGATGCTATATTAATATATGATAACAGTGGAAGTGCTCCAAAATACTTTGATGTAGACCTTTTAGATACTTACTATGCAGGTACAACTAAAACACTAACTAATAAAACTCTTACTGCTCCTGTAATTGTAGATAATGGAATTATATCAGATGGTACTAATGAATTGTTGCGATTTCAAGCTATTGGTGATGCCGTTAATGAATTAGAAATTTCAAATGCTTCTACAGGTAATGGACCTACTATAGGTGCAGCAGGTGAAACTGACGTAGGTATAAATCTTACAGCTAAAGGTACAGGTGTTGTTAATGTAACTTCAAATACAGATTCTAGTAGTTCTACTACAGGTGCATTAACTGTTGGCGGTGGATTAGGTGTTGCTGCAGACTTATTTGTTGGGGAGGACTT